GTGTCACGAGATGAATCTTGTTGGTTGGACCGCAACGCAAGGTAACCGATCATCAATATCTTCAGAGGTTGTGACAACAGATCAAATGGGGGGATCAATTAAAAAGGCACAAGTAGGACACGTTATCATATCGGTGGCTAAGACATTACAACAAAAAGAAATGAAATTGGCAACCATTGCAATAACTAAGTCCCGAATTGGTGATGATGGGGTTATATTTGAGAATTGTAAATTCGACAATGCAATGATTGAAATTGATACTGAAAGTACAACAACGTTCTTGGGTCTTGAAGAACAAAAAGAAGAAAGACAAAGACAACGAGTTAAAGAACTCTTGGAAAAGAGAAAACAAAGAGAAACACAGTCAAATTAACAAATAAAAAATTTTAGAATAAATGGAAAAAATACTAGTAGAAAATCCTGGTCGGTTCGTCATCTTCCCTATTGAACACAATGATATATGGGAATATTACAAACAACACCAAGCGGCTTTTTGGACGGCAGAAGAGGTGGATTTAACAAACGACATCAGAGATTGGGAAACATTAACAGAAAATGAGAAATACTTTATTAAAAATGTATTATCATTCTTCGCGGCATCAGACGGAATTGTGAATGAAAACTTGGCAGAAAACTTCTACCGAGAAGTACAATATCCTGAGGCGAAATTCTTTTATGGAATCCAATTGGCGATGGAAAATATCCACTCACTTATGTATTCATTATTGATTGATACATACATCTCAAATCCAAAAGAGAAGGATGAATGTTTTAATGCAATTGATAGATTACCAGCGGTACAGAAAAAGGCGAAGTGGGCATTAGAATGGATTGACAACGCATCATTCGCTGAAAGACTAGTTGCGTTTGCTGCGGTTGAAGGTATCTTTTTCTCAGGTTCGTTCTGTTCTATTTTCTGGATGAAATCAAGAGGAATAATGCAAGGTTTATGTAACGCTAACACACTTATCTTTAAAGATGAGAACTTACATTGTGATTTTGCAATTCATTTATTGAATAATCATTTAGAGGATAAACCTTCCGATAAACGAATTAAAGAAATTGTGTTGTCGGCTCTTGAGATTGAAAAAGAGTTTATTACTGAATCACTTCCTGTTTCTTTGATCGGTATGAACTCAAACTTAATGAAACAATATCTTGAGTTTGTTGTTGATGGATTACTAGTTAAAATGGGTTGTAGTAAAGAATTTAACGTAGAACAACCATTCAAGTTCATGGAACAAATTGCGGTTGAAACTAAAGGTAACTTCTTTGAATCAAGAACGATGGAATATCAAAAAGCGAAGTTAAACGAAACAATAGCATTCACAGACGATTTTTAAATTTTATAACATGTCATTAAAAATAATTAAAAGAGGTGGTGAGGCAGTCTCATTTAACCCACAAAAAATTTACAACAGAGTAAAACGATCGTCAAAAGGTTTGAATGTAAACTCAGACGAGATTTTTATTAAGGTTATCACATCAGTACCAACTGAAGGTGAAGTAACCACAAAAGAACTTGATAAGTTAGTTTATGAGATCGCGGCGTCTTACACAGGTAGTCATCACGATTACTCAAGATTGGCTTCGTCTGTAGCAATTTCTTCATACCATAAAGAAACAAATGATAGTTTTTCACAAACTATGATGCAACTTTATGAGGATGGAATTATTAATGAAAAACTTATTGAGACCATTAAAGAGTATGGTGAAGATACTATCGATGCGGTTATTAATCACGAAAATGATTACAACTTTGACTACTTCGCTTGGAGATCATTACAGGAAATGTACCTATTGAAACGACCAAATGGTAAAGTTATTGAAAGACCACAACATATGTATATGAGAGTTGCATTATGGGTTACATCAAACATCACCGATGCTTTTGAATACTATAGATCTTTATCCGAACAATTAATTTCAAAGGCAACGCCTATTATGATTAATTCAGGGACTAGAGTTCCTCAATTAGCGTCTTGTGTACTTCATTATAATGATTCTGACTCAAGAAAAGGTTTGTTAGATACATTGACTGACATCTCTACGTTCTCATCTGACGCTGCCGGTATTGGACTATCAATGTCTAACATTCGTAGTAAAGAAAGTAGAATTTCTAGTTCAGGTGGATATGCTGGTGGTTTGTTAAAATACCTTAAGATTGTTAATGAGTCACTTAGATTCTTTAACCAACAAGGTCGTAGACCAGGTTCTGCGGCAATCTATATTGAGCCTTGGCATAAAGATATCTTTGATTTGTTAGACATTAAAAAGAATACAGGTGCTGAAGAATTAAGAGCTCGTGATTTATTTACCGCACTTTGGATACCTGACAACTTTATGAGGTCAGTTAAAGAAAATGGTGATTGGTATTTATTCTGTCCTAACGATATTGAGAAATCAGGATTAAAACCATTACAAGAGTGTTTTGGTGACGAATATGAGGAAGTTTATAACAAAGCGGTCTCTATGGGTCTTGGTAAAAAAGTTAAGGCTCAAGACATTTGGACTAAAGTTATTGAATCACAAGTTGAAACTGGTGTTCCTTACTTATGTTCTAAAGATAACGCGAATAAGAAAACTAATCACCAAAACATCGGTGTGATTAAACAATCAAATCTTTGTAATGAGATTTATCAGTATACTGATGAAGAAACAACCGCAATCTGTACCTTATCATCTATGGTATTGAAAAACTTTATTAAGTCAGGAAAGTTTGATTTTGAACTTTTATTTAATGAGGTTAGAAAAGTTGTAAGATCACTCAATAAAGTTGTGGACATTAACAACTACTCAACGCAAAAAGGGTTAAAAGGTGGTTTAGAACAAAGAGCAATTGCTATTGGAACACAAGGTTTAGCGGATGTATTTTATTTAATGGATTATATCTTCACGTCTGATGAAGCAAAAAAATTAAATAGAGACATTTTTGAAACAATCTATTACGCATCGATCTACGAAAGTAATCAGTTGTGTATGAATGGAAAATACGAACAATACAAATTCTTCAAGGGGTCACCAATGTCTCAAGGAGTATTCCAATTTGATATGTGGAATATTGATGAGACACAACTATCAGGAATGTGGGATTGGGACAAATTGAAAGAAAGTGTTAAATCGTATGGTGTTTGTAACTCATTATTCACGGCACAAATGCCAGTTGCGTCTTCGGCAAAGATCACAGGTTCTTATGAAATGACAGAACCGGCTCACTCAGCAATCTTTAACAGACGAGTTGTTGGTGGTGAGATCATGATTGTGAACAAATATTTAATCACGGACTTTGAAAAAATAGGTATATGGTCTGAGGATTTGAAGAATGAAATTATTATGAATGAAGGATCAATTCAGAACATTAATTTCAATAACTACTTAGATCCTGAAGATAAAAATTACAATAAGAAAGTTAAACGAATTGAACATTTGATTCCTAAATACAAAACAATTTGGGAGATATCACAAAAACAACTTATTGATATGGCGGCAGATAGAGCACCATTCATTGATCAATCACAATCAATGAACATCTATATGTCTAATCCAACATTATCAAAGATTACCTCATCACACTTCCACTCTTGGGAAAGTGGATTGAAAACACTTTGTTATTATGTGAGAACCAAAGCGATTTCAACAGGAGCAAAACATTTGGCGATGGACATTTCAAAAAAACAAAAACCAAAAGCAACACCTGAACCACCGAAAGTTGAATATAGTAATATAAATTTACCGTCAAAACCTGAGAATTCAGATTTTGAATGTTTTGGATGTTCATCTTAATCACGACATTAATCACGACAATGTGTCGCGATTATTTTAATAGAAAGGTATAAAAAAACAATAAATCACGATTTCTGTCGTGATTTTTTTTTATATGTAATATTTATAAATAAAAATTATTATGAAAAAAATAGTAAGACTTAATGAAAGAGACTTAGCTAATATCGTAGCTAAAGTGATAAGAGAAGAACAAAAAAGTAAAAAGAACCTTAATGAAGGTGTATTATTAACTTTAGGTGGACTTGCACTTGGTGGAGCTGTTATCAAAAAAGCATACGATTATATAAAAAACAGACAACTTAAAAATAATATGTCTGAGACAGGTAACGTTAAAAAATCGAAAGATGGTAAATTTACCATGAAAGAATATGAAGACAATGAGTCTGGTGAAACGTTTTGGGGTGTTGATGTAACTGACCACACTAGAGGTGAAGGATATGAAGAGAGACGAGTTTTATTATTTAAAAACGACCCTGAAAGAATTGAAAAAATCTTAAATTCCGAAGTTAAACATGATTATTCTGATGAGGCGTATATGACAGATGGATACGAAGATATGTTCGGACAATTCAAATCCGACAAACGAATTGATTTAGATATCGAAGATTAATAAAAAACCCTCCCCAAAAAGGAGGGTTTTTTATTTGTTCTAATTTTTACTTAAAAAAAACCTAACCTATATTTATATGTGATATGGCAAATGGTATTACATACGGTATTTCTTTTCCTTTTGTGGATTCATTCACAGGTAGGTATTTGGACGTAACAAATTCTACTGAAGGTGAAATTAGATCTGACTTAGTTCACTTACTTTTAACAAGAAAAGGATCAAGGTATTTCTTACCCAATTTTGGTACTCGTCTTTATGAGTATATTTTTGAACCTTTAGATGGGCCAACGTTTTCGGATATTGAATCTGAAATAAGAGACACAATTGGTAATTACATGCCAAATCTACAAGTTACTAATATTACCGTTGAACCGGCATCTGCGGGATTAGAAGATAAAGGATTTACGGTAAATCAAGATGGTGAACGAGAATTTAAAGTTACCAATATTGCTCAATTAGAACACACAGCAAGAATTAAAATAGATTACAGAATAACGGATTCTGCTTTTGAATCTAGTGATTTTATCATTATTAATATTTAATAGTATATGGCAGAAAAGAATATATCTTATACAGTCCGAGATTTTCAAGGAGTAAGAACTGAGTTAATTAACTTCACTAGAACGTATTATCCTGATCTCGTTCAAAACTTTAACGATGCGGGTATTTTCTCTGTGATGTTAGATTTGAATGCGGCAGTTACGGATAACCTTAACTTCCAAATAGATAGAAGTATCCAAGAAACCGTATTACAGTTTGCGCAACAAAAGAACTCCGTTTATAATATTGCAAGAACTTATGGTTTAAAAGTACCGGGTCAAAGACCGTCAGTTGCTTTAGTTGATTTTTCAATTACAGTTCCCGCTTTCGGAGATAGGGAAGATTTAAGATATTGTGGTGTTTTAAGACGAGGATCCCAAGTTAATGGAGCTGGGCAACCTTTCGAAACGGTATATGATATTGATTTTGCTTCACCAATAAATGCTGAGGGATCACCAAACCGAGTTAAAATACCAAACTTTGACTCAAGTGGTAAACTTATTAATTATACGATTCTTAAACGAGAAGTTGTTGTTAATGGTATTACGAAAGTTTATAAGAGAGTAATTACCGCTAACGATGCTAGACCTTATTTAGAATTATTCTTACCTGAAAAAAATGTTTTGGGTATTACAAGTGTTTTACTTAAATCAGGAACACAATACTCAACAATACCACAACCACAAGATTTTATCACCGTAGGTCCTGAGAGATGGTTTGAGGTGGATGCTTTGGTACAAGATAGAGTTTTCATTGAAGACCCTACTAAAGTATCTGACCAACCTGGTATTAAAGTAGGTAGATATATAACAACATCAAACAAATTTATTAGTGAGTATACACCTGAAGGTTTCTGTAAAATGACCTTTGGTGGTGGTAATATCTCCGCAGAACAACAATTAAGAGAATTTGCCCGTGATGGTAAAGGTTTTGATTTAAGTAGATATACCAATAACTTTGCTATGGGTGCTGCTTTGACACCAAAC